CCCTACACGACGCTCTTCCAATCTTGTAGAGATTTTCAATAATCCCAAGGGCTTCTCCATGGAAGGAAGTGGGGATTTTGATGCACTCGCTAATCACATCATTATTCATGATGAACTAGTCCGCAATATGCGGAAAAATCTACAGTTTTTTGGCAACCCAACACTGCTTTCTTCCCGTCCTAAGACTGATTTGATTGATGTTGGTGGTGATACATCCGTTCAAAGACCATCAATCGCAGCTAACTCAGGATTTAGCAGCCCAATGGGCTTAAGTAGGTCTACATTCAAGCAGGATCCGGTATCTCGCGGTGTTGATGGCCAGATTCGCGTACCGAGGGTGATTGCAAACCTGGAACCTAATGATCGTGTTGGTTATATCGTTCCAGATGCTATTAGTGGCGACCAAAATGCTTTTGTTAGGCAGTTTAGAGAGGAAATTCGTACTGCATTGGGCGGTGTTGATGAGCTTTCGATTAGTGCAGGTGTTACCGCTACAGAATACAAGTCATTATTCGGACGTGTTGCTGCGACATCCAAGAAAAAAGCAAATGCAATCTATACACACGGACTTTGTCGTTGTTTTGAGTTGATTATTTACCAGGAAGAGCAGTTATTCAAGGATAGCCTTGCTGCCGCTGCAAAGATTGAGAAGCCTGTCGCACCAGAAGGCCCGATGCCACCCGAGATGGAAGCAGGATACAACGAAGCAATGAAAGTATATGAGCAACAACTAAAAAGAATTATGATGGCTTGCGTTGAGGCGCAAATGATTCCCCCTGGCGTCAAAGGATTGATACCAGATGGTGACATCACAATGCTTTGGCGTTGGCTGGGACCCGTTTACGAAGATTCAACTCAAGATATCCTGAACAATTCTATTGTTGTCAGGAATTTACAAGAGTTGGGTGTTGATAGTATAGAAGCACTGAAGTACCTCTTCCCATCAAAAACGGATGAGGAGCGGGCCGAGATGCTATCTGGGTTCCCGTTCAGGATGGTAAACGAGTTGCAGGGTGCTTACTCTCAATTTGCTCGTTTAGTGGGGGGAATGATGCAGACTCCCCACCCGCAAGCACCGGACTTACCGATGGCTGCGGACCCCAAATTGGATTTAACTCCATATCTGTATCGCACTTTAGAAGCATTACAAAAGGAGATGAGTTATGCAGGACGCTACCGTCCAATCGACCCCACAGACGAACCAAGCACCGGCGGTCGCTCCGAGCAGCTACGTCGCACCGGCACCTCAACAGGTGGCCCAAGCTCCGGTTCAGTACCAGGTGGGGACCAGCTATCCCCAGGCAGTGCCCCAGGTGGCACCTCAGGGGGTTACCAGCTACCAATCCGCCCCGTCTCAGTACGCCCCCCAATCCCAACCGGAGGCGCCCCAGGGCAACCCATGGGAGACGGCATTCAACAAGGTGGTCAATCTGCTGGGGAGCCCGGTGCCATCCCCGTTCCAGGGTCAACAGTCGCCTCAGACTCAACCGACTCAATTTACCCCGGCGAATTACGGACAACCCAACGTCCAAGCTACGCCACAATCGGCTCAGCAGACCTGGTCAACAAACCAGACCTCATCCAGCAGCTCTTCCCAAACTTCACAAATCAACTCCTTAGCGGACGTGGCAGACCTGCTCCAGTGGAGCCCGGAAAGCCGGATGGTGGTGGAAGCGTACGGAACAGAGGCACCCGCAATTCTGAATCAGTACGCACTGAATCTGGAAGGCGTTCTGGACAGCGCAATCGCGTGGGGCAAAAGCGCAACCGAAACGCTTAAAGGTTATGCCGCATTCTCGGTTAATGAGCACCAAGAGAATCTGGCTTATAACGAAATCCTGACCAATCCTGACGTTCTGAGTGATTACACTCTGAAGTTCTTCGGTCCTGAAGGTCCGTACCCCGTGTACGAAAACGAAGCACAGCTTGAAACCCCTGGTTATCAGACTGAAGCTGTTGCACCTAATGTTGGTCAGTTCCCTGCACCTCCCGCAGCTGCTGCACCTCAGCAACCTCAGAATTTCTGGGAGACCTTCAAGTCAACCATGGATCGCAATCCCCAAGAGGCCTGGCGCGTCATCAATCAGGCTTCTCCTCAAGTGATGGCTAACAAGCTGTTTGTGATGGAGTGAGGCCATGCGTCCTCTTCTTAAATATGGTGTACCTGCCGCCGCTGGTTTAGCGACCGGTGGGTATGCCCTTTCCCAGGGTGAAGACCCAGGTTCTGCCGCATTAGCCGCTGGACTTGGTGGACTTGGTGGCGCTGCAGGATTACTAGGTTCTCGCATTGCTGGCAAGTATTCGCCTCAATTGGTTTCAGCTTTACAAGAAAAAGTTGTTATTCCTGCTGGAAATGTTGTTGGCAACATTGGTCGCAATATTCCAACAGAATCCAAGGTGAGGGCAGGAGCAGTTGGGGCAACTGCAGATGTTATTAATCAATTAGAAAATATAAATTTGGGCTCAAAAGCTCAAAGGAATGTAGGTAAAGGAGTTGCTGCAGGACTGGTTCCCGCATCTGCACTTGCTGCTGGTTTAGGTGGTGTTGCTGCTGGTGCTGTTCCAGGTGCTTTAGGTGTACCGGGTTTCCAACAAGGTATTGATCCTGAGTCATATGCATCTAGCAATATGCCAAATGCACGGCAGTCAATTTCTACCTTGCAGTACTAATAAATTAATAAAAAATTATAGACTGCTAAAATTCTTTTAGATAGGACTTCGGTCTGAATCTTTCACCCGATAAAAAACTTTTTCCCACAGGCACTGGAGGATAAAAGAAAGTGTTTCTTGATACCGACTTTCCAAAGATTTTAGGCGCGGAACTGTACCGCCCTCACCCCGCATACGTTTGCGAAATGGCTGTTGAGCCTGTTGTCGTTCACGACTTCACTTCACAGCCTGGTCAAACTGTTCAGCTGGATCGCTACAAGTTCTGGGGATCCCCCGGCACCAAGGACAGCCGTGAGCGTATTGCTGACCAGACCATTGGTACTGCAAACAGCCGCAACATCACCAAAGAGAAGGTGCTTGTTGTGCTGAAAGAGTACACCGGCCCTGCAGATCCGGGCGACCCGACTCAGCCTTCCACCTTCAAGATTGCTCGCGAGACTCTGATTACTGCTCAGCGTCTTCTGCTTGATACAGGCAATCTGAACATGTTCCACCAGTCCATCGGTAGCCTGACGCTGCTTGATGACTATCGCCGCTGGCGCGACCGCGTGTTCATTGACGAACTCGCCAAAGCAGAAGCCAACGGTGCCGCTTCCGCTTCTCAGGGTGGTTACTACTTTGCTGGCGGCAAGACCAAGGATTCTTCCGGTCGTATTGCTTACACCACCGCTGAGTATGGTAACCAAGTTCAGCAGTTCTCTGTTCGCACTGACCTTCTCGAAGTTGTAAAGGATCTGCGTAAGCGCAACGTTCCTACCTTCGCTGATGGTCTGTATCGTTGCATCTGCGATCCTACTTTCATGATGCATCTGCGTCGTGACAGTGACTTCCGTGAGATCGCACGTTACGCTGGCGCTCCTGGCCAAGGCATGTACATGGGCAACCCCATGATGCCTAACAATGCCAGCTTCTACATGGGTCCCCAGGCTGGTCAAGGTTACTTCCTTGCCGGTGAGCCCGTGATGCCTACTGGCGTTCAATTTGAAGGCGTTAAGTTCTTCGAGTCCACCAACTTCCCGACCAAGAACGTTACCGCTTCCTTCACTGATTCACCTTCCTACTCTTCTCAGGAAGTTGCACAGGGCTTCTTCTTCGGTCCTCAGTCCATTGGTGTTGGCATCGGCGGTCCAAACGCTCAGGTGCTCATCAATAATAACGATGACTTCAGCCGCTTCATCATTCTTATTTGGCAGCTTTACGCTGGTTTCGAAATCCTCAACAAGGACTTCGTTACCACTGCTTACAGCTTCCTGTCTGATGACGGCACCATCTGATAATTTATACATATAAACCTCTAGGAGAAATAAATGTCCTACCTGTCTTCCAAGAAGATCTACCCTGGTAACTGGAACGAGCCCCTGAACGGCTGGTACAAGAACATTGATACCAACGACAGTGGCACCAACGATTCCTCCAAGGGTGGCCCAACTTCCGTTCTCGCTACTCCTGGCTACCGCTACTTCCAGGTTCGTGGTTATGTGCCCGTGACCGCTACTTCTGGCGGCACTCTGCTGGCCACTGGTGATGTGATCATCCCTTCCCCTTACCGGAACGATGACACCCGCACCGATATCACTGGTTTGGTTGTGAGCGGCAACTCCACCCAGCCTGCTTACATCTACCGCACTGCTCTGTCTGTTGCCTCCGGTTGGGGCGATGGCCGCGTTGCTTCTGGTGTGTATGCAGCCACTGGTGTGCTGATCTCCTTCGGTCGCGATTCCAGCGGCCCCACCGCTGCTTCTGGCGTTGGCGAAGGTGTTATCCAGGCCAACCTGACCTCCACCACCTCTGGTGATGCTGCTGGCAAGATCTTCTTCTCCGGCGGTTCACAAGCCTTTGGTACCTTCCCCTTCCTCACCGCTACCGGCGCTGCTGGTGTTTCTGGTTCTGTCGTGAACTACGAAGCAACTGCTGCTACCACCTTCAAGGTGTTTACCAAGGACAGCGGTAATGCTACTGCCACTTCTGGCGGTCTGTATATCTCTGATGCCGATTCCGCTGCTAGCCGCACTGGTTACCTGGTGGTTGAAGTGTGCTACATCCAACCCGATGAAGCTCCTGGCTACGAAGATATTGATGGTTATCTGACTGGCCGCACTGTTAGCTGATAAATTGATGTAATATGGGGCCAGGTGATTATTATCTGGTCCCATGCTTTATCAGCACAAAAAAACAGGCACTAGGGTAAAAGTTGTTAGTGAATGGGATAATGGCGATTGGTTCATGGTCGAAGATCAGGACGGTCGTATCTTTACCACTTACAAGAACGAATTAGAGCCCGATCAACAAGCGACAAAGAAAGTTAAAACTTTACAAGTCAAAGACGCAGCAGCAAAAGAAGAACCACGTACTTTCCCCCCTGATACTAGATTAAATATCAATGGTGCTACGGCACAAATGATTGCAGATCATATCAAAGGAATTGGAGTTAAAACTGCGAAGGAGATCAAAGACCTTCAGCTCTCATTATCGGGTGAAAGGTTTACAAGCCTGGAACAGTTAAGACAAATTAAGCGAGTTGATTGGGATTCCGTCTTTGCAGCGGACCTAGTAAGAGTTTGAATTAAGCCCCTGGAGTACCAGGGGTTTTTAGTTTTATAAT